ACACGTACAACACGTGCGTGATCTGCCGCTGATCCTGCTGCGCCCGCTCGATCTCGCTGCTCGCCGCCGGCCGGATACGCCCGCGCACCACGGCGATCGGAATGTAGCTGATGGAATGCCCCCCCTGCCCATCCGCCAGTCGCTCCCGCCGCGACACCGTGAACCAATTATTCAACAGCGATCCATAAATTGCGTCACTCATTGCGCCACACCCATGTAGGGGCGCGGTCTCCGCGCCCTCTTCCGCGCCCTCTTCCGTGCTCTCATTGTGCCACGTACCTATACCGGCTCAAAATATCCTTCTCGCTCAGCAGCAACATCCGCGCCGCGCTCGCTCCCATGATGCCCTCGCCGGCCCCGCCGCCCGCGCCCGTCCCCAACGTGACGGAATAATCACCCAGCGTCATCGCGCTCACGCCCGACACCGCCCCCACCGCCGCAGCGGCCAGCCCCGCCTGGTACGCCCGCGCCGCCGCCCGCGCACACACCGCCGCCACGTCGTCCGGGATCACAGAATATCCGTGCGTGTAAGTCACCTGCACGATCTGAATCCCCTGCGCCCACCAGACATCATTCGCGCGATGGAGGACGCCATACTGCCCCAGCTTATAATCATCCGTCACGGCCAGCGCCACGCCATCCTCGACCACCGCCCCCACCGAGACCACCGGCAGCTCCGGCAAAAACAATCGGTACCCGCACCCGGCAACGTCCAGCGTCACCACGTCGTTCGCCACCCGCTCGATCACCTGGTGACACCAATTCTTGATCGCCGCCGTCGCCTCCACGATCGCCCGATTCGCCGAGGCGATCTTGTCAGCGCCCGTGATCGACGTCTGCAAAAAATCCTCAACATTTTGAAGCGTGCAAAAATTCATCTCTCACCTGCTGTCATTGCGAGGCGGTAATCCGCCGAAGCAATCTCCGCGCCCTTCTAATCCTACTTCCAACTCCCTATGCTTTCATAGAGCGCCTGGGCCCGCTCTCGATTATCCCGCATAGCCTGCAGTTCTGATTCGGTCCACTTGTCGAAGCGCCGCCACCCTATCGTGTGGGGCGGCATGAGCGTGATGCCATGTTTTTTTTGGTAGAGCAATCTCCCTTCATACTCGGCCAAATCAATCAAGTCCGGTTCGAATCTCTCTTTCTTTTTGAAACACATCATGCCCCCTTGTTCGCCCCCGCCCTGCGCGCCTTATTCCGCGCCGGCGGCCTTGCCTTCTCTGCGGTCGCATCCGTCTCCGGCTCCTTCCACAACCCCAACCGGATCGCCTCCGCCTTCCCCATTTTGATCAACCCGAACCCGCTCGGATTCGGCACCGTCACCAGCTCCCCCTCCTCCACCGTCCGCACCTTCCACGTGCTCGGATCGCCGATCACACCCGAAATCTGTTCAACCTCCATGCGCTATCCTCCGCTGCCTGGCATCTCTCTGATTGAATTGCGCGATCACCTTTTCCTTGTCCCGCGCGTGGCACTTGACGAATCGCCCCGGCTGAATCTCGACCGTGATCAGCGGCTCGGAACGCGCTGCGCTGCGCCGCTGTAGGGCCACGCGGTCGCCTGCCGCCCTCTGCTCAATGTCCGCCAGCCACAATCGAGGCAGCACGCAAAATCTCGGCTTGACGATGTACAGCGCCCGCACGAACGCCAGCCGCTCGTCTCCATCGGCGCACTCTTTGCGCCACTCGTCTAACATCGCCCGGCCCGCATCACTGGCCCGCACGAACAGCAACTCATGCGAATAAACTTGCACGCGCAGATCGTGGACGATGCTCTCGGTGCGCTCGCGCTCCGCCGGCGTGCCCAGGTCTTTCGCCAGCGCGCCCGCTCGCCAAAATGGCGCCGCCGCGTCCCACCGCGCCAGGAACTCGAATCCCACCGCAACCAGGTCCCACGGCACGCACGTGCCCGGCGCGATGAACAGCGTCCGTTCCCACGGCAGCACCCAATCGTCGCGCACCTCGATGCCTATGCCGCACTTGGCCGCCTTGCTGCGCGCCACCGGGTCATCCCGCCGCAGAACGATGCCCGCGCTCATGCCGTCTCCCCATCGCGCCGATAAAAACCCGCCATGCCGATGTTCTCCTCGTCGATGAGAATCACATCGAACTGCCGCCCTAGTCGGACGGCCATCGCATTCAATTCAGCGTACACCACCCGGCTCGCCGCCGGCGAATAGTCGTGGCACAGAAACAATCCGCCGATTGACAACCGGTTGAACCAGGGCAGATCGCGCGCGATGTGATTGTGGTCGCCATCCACAAACACCATGCTCCACGATGTTGCCGCCGTCATCCCCAAATAGGCTACAGACGCTTCCACGATGGACGTGATGTTGTGGCATCCGCTTTTCAGCCACAGGACCATCGCCTGGGCAGCCTCGACTGGATTGATCGTGAGCGAAATGATCTGCGCTTCCGGCGCGGCCTTCGCCAGCATGTAGCCCGATGCGCCATGCCCTGTCCCGATCTCCAGGATGCGTTCGCCAGGCTGGTTGTAGAGACGCGCCAGGACAAAGAGTGCCTCCATCTGATAGCCCAACACCTTTTGTTTGACTGGCGGAGGCGTCGGAATGATCGGACACAGTTTCTCAATCTCCTGGTGGATTCGGCTGACATCGCCCTCAAAATTCATCAATTGAATTTTAGACATGCTCAAGTCCCAAGTCTCGCAAAACCAGGTGACTCACAAAGTCTGGCCGGCTATTGCGGGCGATTACCTCGCCGATGCTGTCTAGCGGATCATGTGAGATGACCTTGTGGGAAACATCCTTGCGATAGATTGGCCGGAACGCCTCCCAATGAAACACCGTCGAGCCGCCCACACGGCCGTTATAGCATTTGCTAAAATTCCACACGGCGTCCAAATCCGGCATTGGCATCTCTAGCGGCACATCTACGACCATAGCGCGATCCAGTTCAAGGAACTGGTCTGCTGGCGGGTAGAGCTTGTGCGCTTTGTCAGCCACCCGGCCCGGCGCAAAGAACTCAGGATGTTTCGCATTCACGATGAACTTGACGTGATGGCTCACGTGAAATAGCACGTCGGCCAGTTGCGTCCCGCGATAGAGCCATTCAATGGGCAGATTCTCGCGCACAACCGTCGCGCACCGGGTTCGCAGGGCCGCCATATTCCGGCGCGGGATGTACCAGTTGTTGTGCATCCCCACAATGCAGTCCGCTCCATCGCCCGCCGCCGTCTGCATCCCGATCTCAAGATTTCGGTTGTGAAAATACGGCCGCGTGATTTCGTTTTCATCGTCTCGATTTGAAAACCACGTGCGCTCGTCGGCGATGTGGACAATGTTCGGATAGGCCCGCATGAGTTCATCTATGCCATTCCGGTTTCGGGTGGATTGCACCAGGTACACCACATCTGCAAACTCCGCCATGCTGCCGATACAAGTCGGAGCGACATATTGATAGCCGTGTGAATCCAGCCAGCCGATGGCGCACACCACCACTATTTTCATCTCCTCACCCTGGCCCATGCCGCCGGGCTGTCAATTCGCCCTGGTAGCTTGCCCTCCCACCGGCGCGCGTCGCCCGGATAGTGCATCACGCCTGCCGTCTCGCACTCGGGTGTGTATTTGGGAAACTTGTTCCACTCGTTCCCCAGCACAAAAATCTTGACCGGGCTGGCATATAGCGCGCGGATCAATGCGCCCTGATCGCGCTGGGCGTGCACTTCCCACTCGCGCCACCAGCGCTCCATGAACGCCGCCATCGCCTTGCCGCGCCTGAACGCCCACACGCCGCCGTTGAACTGCAAGGCGTACAGCGTCCCCACCAACTCCTCGACCTGCCGCAACTCGATCAAATTGTTCTTGCGCTGGAACGAATGCAGCGTCTCGCCCACATCACGGCAGATCACCAGCTCCCAGCCGTCCTCCACCCACTGGAAAAATTGATACACGGGCGCGACGATCTCCGTGTCCGCGTCCAGGTACAGCACGGATTGCCACTCCGCCGGCGCCAGCTCGTACACGCGCAGCTTGGCCCGCCGGCCTCCCACGTCGCTGTCCGGCTGGACGATCAGCACATCCTCCGGCCCGATCCGCTTCGCCGCGCACAGCGCGATGGGGATATCCGGCATATGCGCCTTCGCGCTCTTCATCATCCGCAGCGCGCATACCCGTGCCGGGTCGCCGAACGCCACGCAATAAATGCCACGAGTTTTTCCCGTCTTATAGTCACGCGGTGGGCTGCTCGCGATGTGTCGCACCTCGATCACCTCCGGTGATTTCTCAGGCGTTGCTTGATCCTCAATCCCGGCGTCAAGCATTGGAGCGAACGCCTGTTCGAACCCCCGCGCGTGCTCCTCGCAAAACGCCTCGACTGTGTACACAGCCGTCGCCGCCCGAAGCACCTCTCGGTCAATCGGCGAAGAGAGAAACGCCGCCGCCTCCAGCGCCACCAGCAACGTCCCCAGGTCCCCCCGCTTATACCGATACAGCCCGGCCACCTCCGGCAGCTCGTCCAGAATCCCCACGCCGCGCGGCACGATGACCCTCACCCCGCACGCCATCGCCTCCAGCACCGGCATCGGCCCGCCCTCCACTCTCGACGGGCACACCAGCACATCCAGCCCCTGGTAAAATTTCGGCACATCCTTCCAGGCATACATGTGCGTCGGCACCGGCCACCCGCGCCCGCTCGCCATCCACTCCACGCGCTGCCCGATCTTGCTCTTGACGATCCCATTCACCAGGTCGTCACCCTTCCTATGATTCTTATACGTGTACCCGCTAAACCCCACCACCGGCCGCCGTCCCCGCCGTAGGGGCGCGGTCCCCGCGCCCGTCCCCGCGCCCTCCCCCGCGCCCGCGATCACAAACCTCTCCCGCTCCACCGGCAGCGCCGGCTGGATCGTCGGCCCCATCAATCGCCCCAGCGGTACCGCATACAACCGGCACATCGCCACCCGCAACTGCACCGCCTTCGCCACCTGGTCGAACAGCCTCGCCTTCTCATTCCCCGGCGGCTCCTCTTCCCGATGCGTAAAGTAAGCCGCCACCGGCACGGGCCATTTCTGTGGAAATAGTTGCGCCTCGAAATATCCCATCAGGTAGACGACGTCCTGCCCTTTTGATTGCGGCGCTGCGGTCAACGTCCAGCCGAGCCGATCCGCCAGGTACCGCGCGAACCTCGGCAGCACCCGATCATCCCGATAATTCCGGCACACCACGTTGACCCGCAGCGCCATCTCCAATCCGTTCCTTTCCCAATCCGTTGTCAGGCGACTAGGTTACGCCCACAACACCTGGCAGAACGCGCTCGGCCGGATCAGTCCGAAAGCCGCCCGCAGCTCGCACAAGATCGCCACCAGATTCCTGATGAACCAATCCGAGTGCGAATCCGTCGCGCTGATGGTCGTCTGCTCCCGATCCCACAGCACCGCCTTGGCCCAGTTGCCCAGCAACCCCGTCCCCTGGGGAACGCTCATGCTCGGCACCACCGGCAATCCCCACAGCGTGCCTGGTCCCGTGTTCTGCGGCCCGGCGTAATAATACCGGCCCGTCAGGTCCTGGGTCAGCTCGATCCCCGCCCAGTCCACCGGATGAATCACCCACGCATTCGGCGTTGTCCGCCCGTTCACGTGCACGTTCGCAATCGCGTTGCGCGCCGTCGCGAACACGTCCACCGCGAACGGCTGCACCAGGATGTTCGCCGTGTTGAAAATGCCGCGAAAGTTCTCGCCCACGCCGTTGCCGTTCACGATCTGGAGCTCCAGCTCCTCGATCACGTCCTCGCGCAGCTCCTGGTCAATGATCCCCCGGATCTGCGCCGCATCGCTCAGCGCCCGCTTCGTCGCGCCCACGTACACCGCGATCGTCTTGACGGTCTCGTAAACCTTCTCAAAGGTCACGTGACCTTGAGGTTTCGTGCCCGTGATCTCGCCCGTCGCGCCCGTCGGATACTTGACGTTCGCCTCGGGCGTCGGCGCCGCCTGCGTCACCTGCGCCGTCTGCCGCACGAACTCGACCGTGTCGCTCGTCGTCGTCCGCCGAGCCACCAGTCCCAGCACGTTGAGCGGATAGCGCCCCAGCGGCTCGTAGATGCCCGTGATGTCTGGGT